CCCTTGAGATGTTTGAGAATATTGCTTTTATTATGGCAAAGCATGCAGACCCGTCCATCCCGGATACACCAGAGGAGTGGCTTGATAATTTCAATACATTTTCAATTTATCAGGTTCTGCCACAGCTTATCGAGCTTTGGGGGCTGAATATAAAAACGGATGTAGAAGCTAAAAAAAACTTCGTCCAACAGAGCGTGAAATGACAACCCCCCTGTTTCTGCTGCGATGCGTACAGTTAGGACTGTCGATGGCAGACCTTGAAATGCTGTCAATAGGACTCATCAACGATATGTACAGTGAGAGCCGGAACGATGACTATAAGTATGCCGAGCTTGCAACACAAGAGGACTTCGACCGTTTCTGATTGAGAACACAGTCGTTTTCTGTTATACTTATCAGCAGAAAACGACTGGGACATTCTCAGTTACAAATTGATGAAATAAAGAAATTGTAGGAGGAATATATATGGTTGGAAGAATTTATCACGTTGGATTAACCGTTTCTGATTTGGATCGCTCGATTGTTTTCTACAGAGATATTCTTGGGCTTAAATTTCAGGGTGAAATCTTTATGGAAGGCGAAGAGACAGATAAAATGTTCCGTAAGGAAAATTGTAAAGCAAGGGTTGCATATTTGAATGGTTCGAAGGTTCTTGAAGCACCACCGATTGAATTGATTCAGTTTGTAGACAGCAAAATCCATAAAGAACAATCAGACTTGTTTACGACATCTATCTCAGAAGTATGCTTTTACACGGATGACATTGATTCTGTTTACAAAACCCTTACCGAAAATCATGTGGAGTGCTTGTCTGAACCGCAGTATTTCGACTTTAGGGCAGATGGATTTGGGGAAAGCAGAGCTTTTTATTTCAGAGACCCGGATGGAATCATTCTTGAGATGATGCAACCACTTTGATGAAAAATTATAAGTACAGGAAAGTGACAACTTTCAGTTTGCGGCTTAAATAAATTCATAATATTACATAGGACATCTGTCAGAAATGGCAGGTGTTTTTCTTTTGTTACGGAGCAGAGATGCTCCTTTTTTTGTACCCATTTTTAGGAGGAGGTGAAAGGCATGGCAAGCCGTATTCAGGGTATTACCGTTGAAATCGGTGGTGATACAACCAAACTGCAGAACGCCCTGAAAGGTGTGAACGGGCAGATCAAGTCCACCCAGTCACAGCTTAAGGATGTGAACAAGCTGCTGAAACTTGATCCGGGCAATACGGAGCTTCTGGCACAGAAGCATAAACTGCTTGCAGAAGCGGTCAGCGAAACAAAAGAGAAACTGGCTACCTTAAAGACCGCAGCAGAACAGGCAAATACGGCACTTGCCAATGGCGAGATCTCAAAGGAGCAGTATGATGCCCTTCAGAGGGAAATCGTGGAAACAGAGCAGGACTTAAAGAATCTGGAAACACAGGCGAACCAGTCCGCTACGGCAGTACAGAAGATTGCAGCAACAGGCGAAAAATTTAAGACGGTCGGTGACAACATTTCCTCTGCCGGACAGAAACTCCTCCCAGTAACAGCCGGGGTGACTGCACTTGGTACGGCATCCGTAACGACGGCAGCAAACTTTGAATCTTCCATGTCACAGGTACAGGCTACTATGGGAATCACAAAAGATTCCATGTCTAAGGTAAATGGGCAGTCCGTAAATACAATGGATACCCTTTCCAAGCTGGCAAAGAAGATGGGGGCAGAAACAGCCTTCTCTGCATCCGAGTGTGCCGAGGCATTAAATTATCTGGCTCTTGCCGGATATGACACGGAGCAGATGTGTAATACACTGCCGACCGTACTTAACCTGGCAGCTGCCGGGGATATTGCCCTTGCGGATGCTTCCGACATGGTAACGGATGCCATGTCTGCACTTGGCATGGGAGTGGATGAGGCAGAAACGATGGTAGACCAGATGGCTAAGACTGCATCTACCACGAATACATCGGTTGCACAGCTGGGCGAGGGAATCCTTACCATTGGTGCGACAGCCAAATCCATCAAGGGCGGTACGGCAGAACTCAATACCGCACTTGGTATCCTTGCCAATAATGGTATCAAGGGGGCAGAAGGCGGTACGCATCTTCGTAACATTATCCTGTCACTGCAGAATCCTACGGATAAAGCAGCCGCCCAGATGGAAGCACTGGGCATTTCCGTATATGATTCCGAAGGAAACATGCGGTCAATGAATGATATCCTTGGTGATCTGAATAAGAGCATGGACGGAATGACATCAGCGGAGAAGTCCAACATCATCGGCACGATTTTTAACAAGACGGACCTGTCTTCTGTAAATGCACTGCTTGCCAATACAGGAAGCACATGGGACAGCTTACAGAAATCCATCACGGAAAGCGGTGGTGCTGCACAGCAGATGGCAGATACACAGCTTGATAACTTACAGGGACAGATCACTATCTTAAAATCCGCATTGGAAGGTCTGGCGATATCTTTTGGGGAACTTCTGATGCCGGCCATCAAACAGATCGTGGGATGGGTGCAGAAATTTGTGGACTGGTTGAATGGACTGAGTGAGGGTACGAAGAAGACGGTCGTTACGATAGCTCTTCTGGCGGCAGCACTTGGTCCCGTGCTTATCGTGATTGGAAAGGTCATATCCGCAGTCGGTACGATCATGACGGTTGTACCGAAGATTGCCGGAGTCATCAATACGGTGAAGGGGGCTTTTGCAGCACTGAATACAACGATGCTCGCAAATCCAATCGTACTTATTATCGCAGCCATTGCAGCTCTTGTGGCTGCTTTATCTCTGGAATAACTGTGACGGGTTCCGCCAGTTCTGGATCGACCTCTGGGAGAACGTAAAACAGGTTGCAATTACGGTATGGAATGCAATCAAGGAATTCTTCTCACAGGTGTGGGAAGCCATCAAGACTATCTTCTCGACCGTGTTTGAAGTGATCAAGACCCTGGTAACGACTTATTTCAATCTGTATAAGACCATCATCCAGACGGTTTTCAATGTGATAAAGACGGTCATCACGACCATCTGGGAAGCCATCAAGGGTGTATTTACTACAGTTTTTAATGTGATAAAAACACTGGTGACAACGTATTTCAATATCTACAAAACGATTATTCAGACAGTCCTGACGATTATCCAGACTGTCATTACAACGGTATGGAATACGATAAAAACAGTCATTATTACTGTACTGAATGCAATAAAGACGATTTTTTCCACGGTATGGAATGCCATCAAGACCATCATCAGTGCCGTGGTAAGCGGGATCAAGGGACTGATTACAGGGGATTTTACTGCGGTCAAGAACTCCATTACCACCATCATGAATACGATTAAGAGTACGATCACCACCATATGGAATACCATCAGGTCGACCGTTTCAACGGTGCTTGGTGCAATCAAGGGTGCGGTCACATCCGTATTCAATGGAATCGTAAATGCGGTGAAAGGTGCGATGGGAAATGTCCTGAATGCAGTAAAGACAGGTTTTTCTAATGTGAAAAACCATATCACGGGGCTTGCTTCACAGGCATTTACCTGGGGCAAGGATCTGGTCATGGGAATCGTAAACGGAATCAAGAGCTGTATCGGTGCAGTCGGGGATGCCGTTAAGGGTGTGGCAGACAAGATCAAGTCATTCCTTCACTTCTCCGTGCCGGATGAAGGCCCGCTGACGGATTATGAATCATGGATGCCTGACTTTATGGGAGGTCTTGCCAAGGGTATCGAAAAGAGCCGGGGCATGATCCAAAAGGCGGTAAGCGGTGTATCTTCCGATATGGTAGTCAGTCCGAAGGTCAGCAGCATGGAAAGCATGACGGGAACAGGAACGGCAGCACAGCCGGAAGGCATTTCCGGGATGCTTTCTGCAATTACTTCTGCAATCGAGAATATCAAACCGGACAGCGGTGACATTGTCATTCCTGTGTACCTTGGTGGTACGATACTTGATGAGGTTATTGTTTCGGCACAGCAGAGGGCGAACTTAAGAAGCGGGGGCAGATAAAAATGGCATATATACAATATCTTGTTTTTAATGAGAAGCCTCTGCCTCTGCCGGATTCCTACGATATCGGACTGTCAGATGTCGAGGCGGACTCCGGTGGTGAAACAGAGGCGGGAACCACACAGAGGGATATAGTAAGGACGGGAGTGGCTGGCATTTCCGTCTCTTTTTCCGTGTCTCCGAAGTGGCTTAAACTGCTGACGGCATATTCCAAGATGCCGAAGATCGCAGTGAAATATTTTGACACGGAAACACTGGAACTGAAAGATGCAGAAATGTATATCACGGGATTTAAGGCAGCACTTAAAAAGGACACATCCTATAAGGGACTGTGGACGGTATCCTTTACCCTGAAAGAAATGTAGGAGGCAGATGCTGTGATCGAAGTATCAGAGAAATTCAAAAATGCCGTAAGGCAGAACACAAGAAAATATGAGTGGTACGGTTCGATCACGACAAAAGCCGGGAAGGTGCATGAATTCACGGCAAAGGATATCGTGAAGGGTTCCGGCTACATAAAATGGCAGTGCTGCAGTAACACGGAGATAGAACTCGGAACAGTGTATGCAGCAGAAATGGGAATCAGCCTGTTTTCGGAGATCGACCGTTACACTCTGGAAGATGCCGAGGTACGGCTTTATTACCGTCTGACACTTCTGGACGGGACAACGGAGTCCATACCGATGGGAATCTATGAAGTTTCCGAAGCCAACAGGAAGGTGCGGACACTGGAACTGAAAGGCTATGACCATATGCTCCGTTTTGAGAAGTCCCTGAAACTGGAATCCTCAAGCGGAACGCCATACCAGTTCTTAAAGGCAGCGTGTGATGCATGCAAGGTGGAAATGGCACAGACGATTGCGGAGATCAGTGCTCTTCCGAACGGTAAGACCACGCTCGGTATATATTCGGATAATGATATAGAGACCTTCCGTGACCTGGTCTTTTATGTGGCACAGGTGCTTGGCTGTTTCTGCCAGATAGACCGATACGGAAAACTTGTCCTTAAGCGGTACGGGAATGAATCCGTATGGAACGTGGAGCAGAAGGAGAGGTTCGACAGCAGTTACTCTGACTTTGTTACAAGATACACGGCAGTATCATCCACAAACCAGATTAGCCAGACGGCAGAATACATTGCGATGGAAAAAGATGATGCCCTTACCATGAACCTCGGCATCAACCCGTTACTGCAGTTCGGACTGAAATCCGTAAGGGAGAAGATACTGCGTGAGATACTCACAGCACTGCAGAAGATAAATTATGTACCGTTTGACAGTTCCACCATCGGGAATCCGGCACTGGAAGTCGGGGACATCCTGAAGTTTTCAGGCGGACATGCAGATGAAACAAAGATAAGCTGCATTACGAGCATCGAATGTAAGATCAACGGGAAGATGACACTGAAATGTGTAGGGAAGAATCCGAGGCTTGCATCTGCCAAGAGCAAGAATGATAAGAATATTACAGGTCTTATCAATTCCGTGGAAAGCGGAAAAACCATAATTTACAGTTTTGTCAATGTTGCCCCGTTTGAAATTGGGCAGTCCCTTATGAATGTGATGGATATTGATTTTACTGCAACGGAAGAAACCACGGCAGCATTCCAGTGTGAAATGCTTCTGGAGGTGGTAAAGCCGGATACCGGGGAAGAGCCGGAAGAAGGAGTGGCAGCAGAAACGGAACTGCCGGAGCTGTCCATTGTTTATAAGATAAATAATGAAACCATAGATACATTCATGCCGGCCAAGACCTGTCTGTATGGGAAGCATATCGTGACATTGTTTTTCCCGATATCAAAGGTCATAGAGAACAGCTCCAATACATTTTCCATGTATCTGAAGATATCATCCGGGAGCGCTAAGATCGGTGAGGCACAGATAAGGGCAACCATCAGTGGTCAGGGACTCGCAGCAGGACTGGGAGACTGGAACGGGCGCATCAATATCAATGAGAATATTGGAAATATCAGCATTACGGATGTACCGTTTGTGGCTGATGTGTTTAAGGATACGGCATCCGTAACATTCCCTTCCAAAAAGACACAGGGACTGACACAGACAATCGGGAATATTCCGATTGCTGACCAGAACTATGATGCGGATGCATTTACGGACCGTGCATGGATCACGGAGATTCTCCGAACATTTGTCCTTACAAGCGTGCGGGGAAATCCAAATTATAACGGATATATCACGGTCAATACGGAAGAACGGTTCATGCTGCGGAAACGGTATGTACAGAAGTCAGGGCCGGAATCCCTCGACCACGGATATGCAGAAGACCTCGTGATCGATATTTCATACTTCACAAAGGTGGACGGGGTGGAAGTCAATGGTTATACCGCAGCAGTCCGTCCGCAGTATGTGATTACCGCGGCAGAGACTGCCGTTAAGTTACCGGATACCATTACCGTTGAAAACGGGTTCTTTGAACTGAAAGCCGTAACCGAACAGACACAGGAAGCCGTGACGGATGAAGTGGATGAAGGTTTCCTGGAAAGGACAACGGTTGATATATCCGGCTTTGATGGAGTGAAAGGAGTGGAATTTACACTATGAATTATGACAATATAAATGATATTTTTTCGGCCGGTGTCACCAACATGACCTGTCTGTTACAGGACAGCAACAGCTATGATGGCGGTACGCTTGCCGTGAGCGGTGCGGATTTTTTCACGTTCCTCGGAAAAGCCGTGCCGTACATTTATGCACATGGTGATTCTTACTGGGGAATCGGCAGTGATGCTACGCACCTTAAAGTGGATAACCGTGATACCAGAATGAGATCGCTTTACAGGGAAGAAGGGACTTTATACAGTTATTACCGTTTTCTGAAAATACGGTGGGAAGGATGGTCGCATTACAATGCATCCGGGGCGGACTACCAGTTAAAGTATGACCTTCTGTTCTGGGACACGGGAGATATTTCCCTTCATATGATTTCTGTTCCTGTCCAGTGCTATGATGGAGGTTTCGGTTTTAGTGCAGACAAGAACTATACTTTCACAAAGCCCGATACAGCTTCCCCGGATATTACTTTCCAGTATTATGCGGACAGTAAGACCTTTGAAGTGAAATACACACCGATTGACCTGTTGGTCCCGTTTAAACTCCTGATAAAAGACGGGGACGGAAAACTGTATACGGTGGAGAACCAGATCATAAATGAGGAGCTGTCAGAAACAGCAGATGTACTTGTCGGACTGGAAGAAACAGAAGTCAATGCACTTTTGTTTAAGAAACATGGATTTGCAAAAATGCCGGAGTGGGATCTGATAAAAGGGCTGACGCTTCCTTCCGTATTAAGTTGGAGTGACAGCAAGGCATTTCCACTGAATGCCGTGATTACGGGAACACCGCCAAAACAGTATATCGAATGCATGGCGGATCTTTCGGACGGCACGGTTCTTGGAATCAAGGCACTGAATGCAGAATATGAGGGAGAGATTACGGTACAGTACAGTTATGACGGGGAGGCCTTTACGGATGAAACCCCGATGGCAGATTTTCTCACAATGGATCTGGATGAATTGTATGCCGGACTGCTGGAAGCAAAGACGATAACCTTCCGCTTCTGGCTTGCGGGCGATGCAACGCTTACATCCTTTATCATGAATTATAGAAATGGAGATGATGACGATGCTTAAGGGAACAACAAGAATAGAACTTACTGATGTAAACACGGGTGAGGTGGAAACCTACCAGAACAGCAATATGGTCACCAATGCACTGAGGGACATACTGAAACCGCTCGGACTTTCCAAGAGACCGAACAGGTTCTTAAATGAGTTTGTGCCGTATTATGAACATCTTTTAGGAGGAATTTTGTGCTTTGATACAGAGATACCGGAGGATGCGGATAATTATTATCCTCCGGCAAAGGCAAATCTGACAGGCTGTGCGGTTTATGGGGAGCAGAATAATACAAAAAATACCGTAAGGGGCGGATTCAATCAGACAGAGTCCGAAGTGAATCTGAAGGACAGGTATGTGAAATATGTGTACGACTTTGCTACCAGTCAGGCAAACGGAACGATTGCCAGTGTGTGCCTGACACATAAGAATGGCGGGTTTACCTCATATGGGAGTAAGAATGCCATACAGGAAAATACGCATATGCTGATGCAGTCGATTGCAGAAGATACACTGCAGTATGTTTATCCGAGCAATACAGGTGCGGAAACAAGCAGCCGTTATTCGGGGCTTACAATTGGTAAGACGGAAATGATCTTTGTTATCGATCATGCAAAGGATTGTGCGTATTATTTCAAAGTTGCAGATAAGTCGCATATCCATATCACAAGAAGAAAAACGTATTTGAAATCGGTATCTATTCTGGAAAATATCAGGACTACAAAACCATTGATTGAAGAAGTGGAACTGCCGGAATTAGGGACGGCATTGGACTTTGGGTATCTGTCATATAACTATGATCCGGCAACCGACTGCTTATACATCTGCACCAGCCCAGACTACCGCAGGGCATCACAGAAGAATATCCTTGTTACAGAAATAAAGCTGGACACCTGGAAAGTGAAACAATATGAGGTAGTCAATACAACGGATATAACACTGGCTACAGACAGCAGTTGGTTTGGATTTGTCACGGGCGGTTATCTGTGCGTGAAAGGATATGACAGTCCGAGGGATATATATAAGATACAGATATCCAATCCGGCAAATGTCGTGAAACTGAATCGTATCAACGCCTCTACAGTACAGGGCGTGCCGAAACTGGTGATCAATGGGCGGATTTATTATGATACGCAGGACGATCAGCTTATGATTGCAGATATGGAAACAAATGAGATCATTACAACAGAGTCCATGTCTTTGTTTAATAACTATAACCGACAGGTGAGTGTTAATCCTGTCAGAAATGAACCTCTCATTTATTTCTGCGAGGAGGGGACATATTCAACTTATGGATGGTACATGATGTGTAATTATCTGGCAACCATCAATAACCTTGATGCCCCGATTACCAAGACGGCAGATAAGACGATGAAGATCACTTATATTTTACAGGAACAATAAAATACTTTTTGGAATCAGGCAGTTATCCATTACGGGTAGCTGCTTTTTTCATACAAAAAATCAAAGGAGGACAAGACAATGAAGGAATTCTGGAACGCAGTACAGTTTGTATTCACGGCAGTCGGAGGATGGCTTGGATACTTTCTGGGAGGATGTGACGGCCTGCTCTTTGCACTGCTCGCATTTGTGGTCATCGACTACATCACGGGAGTTATGTGTGCAATCAGTGACCAGAAGCTGTCCAGCGCAGTCGGTTTTAAGGGAATCTGCCGTAAGGTGCTGATTTTCCTTATGGTCGGCATTGCAAACATTCTTGATGTATATGTCATCGGAACGGGGAGCGTTTTAAGGACGGCAGCCATTTTCTTCTACATCTCAAATGAAGGAATCTCCCTTTTGGAGAATGCATCCCATCTGGGACTTCCGGTTCCGGCAAAGATCAAAGCCGTGCTGGAACAGCTTCATGACAGGTCAGAAGAAGACAAAGATAACGGGGAAGGGTAGCACCTTCCCTCTTTTATTACAGAAAATTGGAGGATTATATTATGAGTCAGAAATTTGGAATCGATGTAAGCCACTGGCAGGGCAGTTTTGACTTTGCAAGGGCTAAGAGCA